CTATGTCAAAGAATTTGTCAAAACTTTTCTTCCTTGCTCAATCATGTCTGTATTAACATGGGCGTATGTCTTAATTACTACTTCTAAAGTATCGCCGATAAAATAAGATATTGTCTTCAGATCCACACCTTTTTGTATCGCCATTGTTGCGTATGCATGTCTTAAACTGTGAGGCGTGATCGAATAACCAAGGCTTCTATAAACCTTAATCACATCATTGCTTTGGTAAAGTTTCTGTACGATCACCTGATTCTTATCTAGCGACACAGGCATTTTCTTTAGCTCATTTTTTAGCCTAGGATCCAATGGAACTTTTCTGTGTCCGTCTTTTGATTTAGTGTCAGGTTTTACAGTTTTATCAAGCTGCTTCTGTTGAGTGATGTGGATAAACTGGCTTTTGAAGCTGTTCCTGGTGAGGCCCCTCGCCTCAGATATTCGCAGACCCGCTAGTCCGAAACACATAGTCAAGAATCTTATATCCTGATTTTCTATTTTATCAAACAGTTCAAGCATTTCACTTTCAGTTAGTATCTGGTGTTTCTTAACTGACTTGGAAGCTTTCTCTTCTATCGTCACTTTTTCAAAAGGATTTTTCATGTCATAGTCAAGCTTATGAATCGCATAGTTCATAATACTCTTTCCAAAGCGTAGTAGGCTCATGGTGCCATTATATTTATGGTCCTTATAATAATCATGTATGATCGGAGCAACATCCACATAGGTTAATTTTAGCATCTCAACATCGTAAATAGGTTCAAAGTTTTTCAACCAGCTCTTATATGCTCTTTTAGTGGTTTCTTCCTTAGTTCCATCATCAATATAAAGATCAGCAATTTCCTTAAAAGTGTTCTTTTTTCTCTCCGGATTTTTGATTTTAAGAGCAGCTTGATCACCAGCTCTCTTTGCTTCTGACTTAGTTTTAAAACCAGATTTGCTGGAGTGGTACTTGTTGCCAGTAAATATCTGATAACTCCATTTATTTCCACGCTTTCTTAGTGATACCGTGTAGTTCATCTTCTATTCTCCTTTCAAAAGTATAAAACAAGAGGGAGCTTCGCGACTGCTCCCTGTTGTCTACTTATACTGTCTTAAACTTGCCACCATTTTCCCGAGGATTCTAACTTCTCCTTTTGATATAACCATGGGTTTATAAGTAAAGTTCTCAGACTGAAGAATAACAGAACCATTCTCTCTGAAAAAACGTTTAAGAGTTGCAGAATCATCTACTAGAACAGCACCAATTTCGCCATCCTCTAAATCATCTTGTTTTCTAATAAACACGATGTCTCCGTCCATGATATTTACGTTGATCATACTGTCACCTTTTATTCTCAAACAAAAATCCGCTTTGATTTTATTATCTAAACTAAAATAATCTTCAATGTTCTGTTCGGCTAGTATCGGTTGACCCGCGGCTATTGTACCTATCAATGGTATTCGTTTTGAGTTTGACCTTGACCGAGGTTCGTCTGTAATGTCTGACTTTCTAACGTTAAATATTTCAGCCATTTTTTCTATCGTGTCAATCCTCGGATATTTATTTCCATTTATCCAATGAGATACTGATGATTGAGATACGCCCAGCTTATCAGCCAGATCTGACTGTTCCATGCTGTGCTTGTCTAATTGAAACCTAATATTTTCAGAAAGTATTTCTCTTGAGCTTTTCATTTAATCACCTCCTTTATATGTAACTTAATTTTACTATAAGTAAATTATTATTACAATGACTTTAAGTAAATTATTTTTACAAAATGGGTTGCAATATTACTTTAAGTAATGTAGTATAAAATTAATCAGAGGAGGTGATATTTCATGGAAAACAAAAATTCTCAGTCAATAACCCTAAAGGCTTGGCGGGTAAACAAAGGGATGAGTCAGCAAGATGTTGCAGATAGGCTCGGGGTGAGTAGGCCAACTGTAATTAAATGGGAACAAGAAGACGCTAAAAATAACGGTTTGGTGATTTACGCTTTGGCTAAACTGTACGATGTTGACATAGATGACATAAAGGCGTAATTTTTTTTGCTCATCACTTTACTTTAAGTAATATGAAGGGGGTAATTAAGATGAATAATCTAACAATAATTAATAATGGTCAGGTGGTGGTCAGCAGCAGACAGATTGCTGATAACTTTGAAAAAGAGCATCGCCATGTACTTGAAACCATAAGAAATCTCACTGCCGAAAATTCGACCGTGAAATCGATGTTCTATGAGTCCTCATACAAGAATGAGAGAGGAAGAGATTACTCTGAATACCTGATGAACCGTGACGGGTTTTCTCTACTCGTTATGGGATTCACCGGACAAAAGGCACTGGAGTGGAAGCTCAAGTACATCGAAGCCTTCAATAGAATGGAAAGGATGCTGATGGAAAAGGCCCCATCCTATCAGATTTCTGACCCAATCGAAAGAGCCAAAGCTTGGATCCAAGAACAGGAAGAAAAGAAAGCCCTTGAAGGACACATTGAGGAGCTGAAGCCAAAAGCACTCTTTGCCGATAGTGTAGCATCATCCCGGAACAGCATCCTGGTTGGTGAACTAGCAAAACTATTGAACCAAAATGGTATTGATATAGGGCAAAAAAGACTATTCCAAGTCTTGAGAGATAAGGGATATCTTCTTAAAAGCGGTGAAGACTATAACATTCCTAGTCAGTATTCCATGGATCTCAAAATCATGGATATTAAAAAAAGCTCAGTGAATAATCCTGATGGTTCAGTAAGGATCACGAGGACACCAAAGGTCACCGGAAAAGGACAAATTTACTTCGTAAATAAATTTTTGAAAGGAGAATTGAACTAATGAAAATCACTATTTATGTGAAGACAATGGCAGAACTTGAAGATGTTGCCCTTGAGGCAGACAAGCTTTTTGAGAAAATTTCAGGCGTGCTTATCGAAATCGTTGTAGGGGAAAGGGCATAGCGCCAACTATGCCCTTTAAGAACTATTTTGACTCTGTTATTAGAAAATACTCGATCTGATCAGATGGGACAACTGCTTCCTCTGCTTCCCCTTTAAACCTGATGGAAATTGAATTTACGGGAATCGAATTTCCAATATCCTTTTCGTAAATGTCAAAGATACCTACAAAGTTAGAAATCATAAATTGTTTACCTGATTTCAGGTGGACTTTTACACTAACCATATTATTCACCTCCTTTCTATAACCAGTATATCGAAAGGAGAGAGAAAAGAAAGGAGAAAAATACACATGAAAACAGTCCTTACAGTGAAAGACCTGTGCGAGCGATGGGGAGTAGATGCCAGAACCATCGCTAGATATGAAGAGGAAGGCATCATAAGAAGATTATCCGGAATACCGGGTGTCCGTTTTTCACTCACCAGCATTGAGAAAATTGAGTGCGACGGTGTCGACAATCTTTTGATGAAAAAAGATCGAATCATAAAAGAACAAAGTCTAAAAATTATTGAGCTGGAAAGCAAGCTAAAAACGATAAGGGAGGTAGCTAATTAAATGAACAACGTACTTTATAAGGTGAAAGAGGTAAAAGAGTTCTATCTCGATCCTCAAACAGTAACCGATATCAACGCTTACCTTGAAGCGAAGTGGATAGTTCTTACATTTTCAGTCTCCAGAGATATACCGATTGTTGTCCTTGGTAGGACCTTCGATTACACAGAGGAAACTCACGAGCCTAAAAATATAAATTATTTCACATCTGACCCTCATGCCCGTGCAGTAATTCGAAACAAAGATATGGCGAGATTGATAAAGGACATCGAATCCCTTAAAGCAGATCTCCATCACGCAACTAAATCTTTTAGAAAATCGGAGGAAACAAAATGAACGAAGAATTACTACAGTTTGAACTGTATAAAAAGGAACATGACGACGCTATAAAGGCGCTTGCAATGAAAATCCATGAGGATCTTAAACTCTATTGCAAAACCTACTGGCAACTACACAAATCTGTAGAGCGTTACAAGAAGTCTCTGGTCTTCAGCAACATGCCAAATGTGGCCGATGCACTTTCAGAAGTCTTTGAAAGTGAACTATCCACTGTGATTATTCCGCGTGCTGCGACAACGTTAGATTTGGGTTCTGGATATTTTAAGCTTAATGACGAAAGGAAGGTTATTGAATTTGTCACCTCGGAAGGAGAAGAAGATGCAGAAGAAAAAGAAGACATTTAAGGACACCGTTCTTTTCGTGATATTCTTCGCTGGCATGTCAGTATTTGCCGCCTTTATGGCCATCCTTGTGTATATCTTGAGACTGCTGGGGGTGCAATAAATGGAAGAGTACTACAGAAGGTCCGCTGATCATAAGTACAAGCTCCATCAGATGGAGCAGAACCGCCTCAAACGAGAAGCGGAGCTGAGAAGAAAGCAAAGAAGGAAAGCTCAGATGGTCCAAAAGGTTGTCATCAACCTGGAGCACATCCTATCAGTTGTGATTAGTCTTTTTAACATCATCATGGTCTTTGTATGGGTCTTCTCTGTCAGCTCCTTGGACTCAGAAAGCTATCTACCTATCATTGCCCTCATTGTTTCAACAATCTACCTTGCAGCAATCGCTTATATAAAGGGGTACATGGGCAATGATAACAAAGCTTAGGTGTAAAGAGTCAGGTGAGATCCTGGAGTTTGATGTTGATTTTAAGACAGACCAGCATTATGTACTGGTCCCGGATAAAGACAAAAAAATGAAACAAATAGAGTGCCTCAGCATGGATAAGTGGGAGGTGGCAGAAGATGAAAAACAACTCACTTCACGATGAGCTCATGAGGCTAATCAATCAGTTCCGCGAGAACGGATACTCAGACGAATGGATCAAAGAAACATTTAGAAAGGTACTGGAGGAAATCTAATGGAAATCTGCTTATATTGCCAAAAAGGAAAGGCAATGAATATCTCAGAGTTTGGAGACATCTCCATCAAGACGTATATACACGGTAATCTCCTTGTGACGGAGGCTATCAATTACCGCAATGATAAGGATGATTTCTCAGCCATGAGAATCAATGTATGCCCCATGTGTAAAAAGGAGCTGGAGGAGCTTCCGGAAGAAGTAATGGAAGAGGAAATTGAGGAGGGAAAATAATGGGAATGACAAGAAAGGAAATCAATAAGTACATCGAAGCGATGATGCAGGAAGCGCAGCGCAACGTTAAGGAACATATTGAATCAGAGCATGAATCAAGGAAACAGAACCTCATGAATAAGTATGATCTTAAGAACAGGGTTGAAGATATCAGAGAAGACCTCTTCAAAGTTGAGGAAAAGATTAATGCAATCATCAAAGACTTTTCAAATGACGGTGTCATTAAGCATGACTATTGGAGAACCCCGATAGGTCTTGTTATGGCGGCGGCAAACATGATGAGTTCACAAGATTTTTATAATAATCAATTTGATCCATCAAAAGATGATGCTTACAGAGCTCTAGAAAAATTTAAAGAAGAATCATTGAAGTCAGTCAGAGTCAACTACAGCGCTTTAAGGGAAAACACAGCATTTATGCCACCTATTAAGGCTGAGGAATATCTCATAAGCTTAGGCTTTATTCTTCCAAATGATGGCGAATCTACCGCGATCATGAAACCCTTAAATGAAAAATTCCTGATTGCCAAGGGGGTAAAATCCGATGAATAAAGCCTTGGACCACTCTGTAACTCCCAGACAAATTGATTACATGAAACACACTATTGGCTTCGAAAGAAGTATGGTCACAGGCCGAAAGCACCCTAAATATAAAGCTTATCGGAATTATTTTGCAACAGCAGAGAATTGTGATGGATTCCAATCTCTTATCGATTTAACTGACAAAGGATTGATGCTAAGCAGACAAGATGGTTCTCGAGGTTGGTTGTTTCACCTATCAAAAGAGGGTTTTAAATTTTTATCTAAAATCACAGAAGTAGACATACGGGAGGATCAAGATGAATAAAGTGGTGATTATCGGGCGATTAACTAAGGACCCGGAGCTGAAGTATACACCGGGAAATGGAACTGCAGTAACGCAGATCACCGTGGCGGTAGAGAGAAGATTTAAGAAAGACGGCCATCAAGAAGCTGACTTCATCCCGGTAGTTATCTGGGGAAAAGCCGCTGAAAGTACAGCGCAGTACACAGAAAAAGGAAGACTCATAGGAATATCCGGAAGAATCCAGACAAGATCTTATGAGGCTAAAGATGGCGGGAAGAGATATGTCACGGAATTGGTCGCTGAAGAGGTCAAGTTCCTGGAGTTCGCGAAAAAATCCGCTGATGCTTCATACACATCCGGTGAAGAATATGGAGCATCTTACGAGGACATGACGCCTATAGATGATGGGGATATCCCATTTTAAGAGCACAAATGAAAGGGGGGTTGCTAAATGGCTATATATAGACAAGTCCATATAACATTTTGGACTGATCCGTGCCTCCTCGAATGGTCCCCGGAAGAGAAGTACTTCTATCTTTACCTCATGACGAATCCGTACACGAATCAAATTGGCATCTATGAGATAAGCAAGAAAATGATCTCCATGCAGCTCGGATACAGTATCGATACAGTATCAATACTGATAAAAACCATGATAGACAGACAGAAAATACTCTATTCTGAGGATACAAATGAGGTTTATCTTCTCAATTGGATCAAGTACAACAAATCATCCTCACCAAAGGTGCTCAGTCTTGTAGACAAGGAGCTTGCAATCGTTAAGAATCAAGGCTTTGCGAGGTTGTATCATGACACATGCACAAGCCAAGGTTTGAAATTAAAACCCCTATCCATACAGTATCCATACAGTATGGATACACATCCGCAAAAAGAACAAGAACAAGAACAAAAAGAAGAACAAGAAGAAGAACAAGAAAAAGAACAACAACAAGAAAAAGAAGTGTCGGTTGTTGTTGTGGATAACCTTCATGCGGATAATATTTTTTCTCAATTTGAAAAAGCGGGTTTTGGATTGGCCAGTTCCTTCCAGGCTGAAAAACTCAGTGAGCTTGAAAAGCATTATGGGTATGAGTGGACATCAGACGCAATAAAAAAGGCCGCGCTCAGCAATGCCTTTAATCTAAATTACGTGGAAGGGATCCTGAAGAACTGGAAAGCAAATGGAAGAAATGCGAAGAAGCCCAAATACGACAAAAAGGGTAAGGAAATAAAGAAAGACTTTACGGAGCGGGAATATGACTACGATGCATTAGAAAGACAGCTCCTTGGATGGGATAAAAAAGGAGGTTGAGTATGAGAAAAGATCAATGCCTGTTTTGCTACTCCAGGAAGTGCAATCACAGAGTGATCTCCAGTGATGATAAAGGCAAGTCTTACGATGAAATATCATGCTGGAGACACAGAGAGGACTTGTATAGGCACGCTAATGAGAATTACAAGCCAATGAAGACCTACATGGAGACCACCGGCAGTTATTGCAGAGGAGACAAGATATGATCGTAACATTTTTGATTGAGGGAGAACCGCAAGGAAAAGGCAGACACAGAACCACTAAAGCGGGAATAAACTACACACCTGGAAAAACCGCAATGTATGAAAACTGGGTGAAATCAGTGTACATAAATAGAGTTGGAGAAAAGCTCCTCTATGGACCGATAAGGGCCACGATAGAAGCTTACTACACTATACCCAAGAGTAAAAGCAAGAGGGTAAGAGAGCGGATGTTTCGACAGTTGGAAAGGCCCACAAAGAAACCTGATGTGGATAACATTGCAAAAGCCATCCTGGATAGCCTCAACGGGATAGCATACAGGGATGATTCTCAAATCGTGGAACTCAATATGAAAAAGCTTTATGCAGACATGGGATTTGTGAAAGTAACATTGGAAGAGTTGGAAGGAGAAGAATAGATGGTAGAAGTAATCAGAACAAAAGCAATCAAGAAAGCTCGTAAAGAGCATAAGTGCAGCTATTGCGGAAGAGATATCAAAATCGGAGATCCATATAGAAGGTCACTGCTCAAGATTGATGAGCCTTATACCTGGAATGAATGTAAGTACTGTGAGGTAGTAGCCGGTGAAATCACTTCTTCTGGATTTTTCGTAAGTGATGGAGATGGATTCAGCAGAGAGGATTTCTCTGAAGCAGTTCAAGAACTACATGAAGTTTTCTGCAAGCCTTTGGATTTCTTCTCGCTTCCGCGATATACAGAGGATCTTTATTCAGAATTCTGTCATAAGGAACTGCAGCGCGTAAAAGAAGCAAATAAAACTCATGGAGAATACACGTATTGGAGATTAGTCGAAAGGAGACCAGTCAAATGAGTTTAGATGAAATCACCGCAAGGATCAGAGAGAAGAAAAATAGAATGGGATACTGCTATGAGTATCTGGGAGCTCAGGTGCTGAAGAGTGGACATACCGTGAGGAGAATGGCCCTACACCAAGATGGAACACTGTACACCATGTTGGACATGCTAGATGAGCTGAAACTAGAACTCAGACTAAATGAAGAGGTCATCCAAAGTCATCAGGATATCCTGGAATTTCTAAAAAGACACAAAATTGAGGCTGATAAGGTAGCCAAGAGGTGCTCAGTAGAGCCGATACACATCAAAAAACTCTGCAAGGGAGAAAATATCAGGGCTGATAAATTCATGGCCATCATGCAAGGCATTGGAGTAGAGGCAAGAGCAATATAGGGAGGAGAATCATGGAGAAAATCAATCGGGAAATCGCGGAAATCAAAACCCAAAGGTATGGAAAGAACTTTGCCATGGCCATCGCAATACACATATACAAAATGTGCGAGGTCGATGACGCCTACAGGGCAAGGGTAGATTTGGAAGAAAAGTCGCTGAAAGACTGCATACAGTACATCTACACGGTGATTAAGAATAAAGCTCCAAAGGGAGCAGAAGCAGCGGCCGCAACAGATGAAGAAGTTTACCAGTTTGTAGATACTTACTACAAGTCCAGCAAAGAGGAGCTAAAGATTGATCATATCATCAGAGTGGATACTCAAGCTCCTCCAGAAAAGAAAGCTGCAGAAGAAACGACCTATGCAAAAGTGGATGCTCCTCCAAAAGTAGAAGTCAAGAAAGAAAAGAGCATGCTTACCAAAAAGAGCGAAGTAAAGCATAGAGATCCAGCCATCGATAACCAGGTATCTTTGTTTGACCTGATGGGGTGATTCGCGTGGATAAGAAAGTGTTAAAGAAAATACCAGTCAAGGACTACATCAATGCAGCGGAAGTTTTAAATACCTTGAATTCTGAAAGATATTACCTGGTCAATGCATACCAGCATGAGGAGATCCTGGTACTTGATTTGTACAACAATAAAAACGAGCTCGGCTTCAGAATCTTTCACACCTTGGGAGACTGGATTGTCCTTGAGGGAAACAAGTGGAGAAAATCAGGAATCGAAAGACTGTTTTACTACTGGCCAAGGTATACCCTCATTGCAGGCAAAGAATCCATGGAAGTAATGCGAAAGTACTTGAAGACAGAGAATGACCCCATAGAGAAGCTGGTGGAGCTCCAGGAAGAGATTAGAAAGCGAAGACTAGCAATTGTGCATAAAAAGGAAATGGACGAAATAGATACTTATATGGAGCACGTGAAGCCTATACCAGAAGATTTTTATAAGTGGATTGATGATGAAGTCATGAAAGAGTCCAGGTACATCATTTATCAGTATAGAAAGGCGAAGCTCATGAAAGGCAGATGCACTCACTGTGAAAGTGATGTGATGGTAAGCGGAGCCAAGCATAATGTAAAAGGCAAATGTCCAAGCTGCAACAGCGTGATCACCTTTAAAGCAAGTGGAAAATTCAGCCTGGCAAACGATAAAGGGCGTGCTCGATTAGTTCAGAGTTATCCTGGAGGAGCTGTCGTGAGAGAATTTAGCATATGGTACCGACACGAAAACTTCTCAGGTGGCCCAAGGGTTGATAAATCAAAGAATGAGTATCACCGCAAAATCATAACTGATGAGTATAAGATTTTCCATTACGGGACCTTCAAGTCTACTGATCAAGTCAGGTGGAATAATGGAGCATTATTCGATTCTTACGAATCTCCAATATATCCTGGAAACATTCAAGAGGAGCTAAAAGGGACCAGATTCCAATATTCCGGATTGTGGGAAATGATAAATTCTGATGCTCAGTTCAGGCCAGAAGATTACCTAAACACTTACCTCAAAGGATCCGCGATTGAGTACCTTGCAAAGCTTGGACTACATAAATTAGCACTGGCAGCAATAGTTCAGATAAACGGGGATGGGTACTACATGTATGAGAGAACTAGGTGGCCGAAAATCAATCTACATGGGAAAACCCCAACAGAAGTACTTGGTATTGGTAAATACAATTTCAACCGTGCTGTAAAGTTGTCTGCAAGCTTAAATATGCTGAAAATACTGCAGCTTTCAGAGTCAGAAAATTTACATATCCAAGATGAGCATCTTCTGGAAATTGAAAGTAGGTACTCGGACAGATATTCACATCAATATGAAGACTTCTTCAGAGTTGCTAAATTATCTACAGTACACCAGGTACTCAAATACACCAAGGACATTAATTTCGGAGACTACATGGACTATATAGACATGGCTGAAAAACTTAACTGGAATATGAGAGACCGGTTCGTGCAATTTCCTAGACATTTCAAAGAGGCCCATGACCAAGCTTCAGCATTGCTAGATATAAAAATCCAAGCTGCTCATAACAGATCAATTGCAGAGTTCTTCAAGGCAAACAGCGAGAAATTCAATTTTGATTCTGAAAAATACTTGATAAGGCTTCCAATGAGTGCGAAGGAGATAGCAAGAGAAGGAAAGGTCCTCCATCATTGTGTAGGTTCATACATTGAGAGAGTCGCTTCCGGTGAAAGACTCATCCTCTTTATCAGGGAGAAAGATAAACCTCATGATCCTTTATACACAATGGAGCTTGAACCGGAGACATACATGTTGATTCAGGTGAGAGGGCTTAACAATGCGGGTGTACCAAAGATGGTTAAAACCATGATTTCAAAGCATCAGGTAAGACTGAATAAAAACAAGAAAAAGAAAGCTACAACAGCTGCTTAAGAAGGGGGAAAGAAAATGAAGATGATCAGGTATTATGTCCGTTGCGTTAGATGGCTATGGAGAAACAGAAACTGGAAAAACAGTCGCCAGAAATGGAAAGCCATGGAGCGGGAGGTGCAGGAATGAAACGCCGATGTTACAAGTGTGGCGAAAAAGCGACGAAGCTCTGTGACTTTAGAAATTATAAAAAAGATACGATTATTGATCAATACGGAAAGGAAATTCCAATAGAAATTGCAGCTCTAAAAAGATGTGATAAGCCTATGTGCGAAAAGTGTTCAAATAGCTACGAAAGTGACACGGACTACTGCGATGCACATAATAATGAATTGTCTTTTTACAAAACTGAGCAGGCGGAAAGAGTGAATTCAAAGCGATTGAAAATCATCGTGAAAATAATGGGGGTGCATGAATGATTGAACAAATCACAAAGCGATTGAGGAGATCCGGAAACACAGGGCTGTTCCACGACTCAAGGAAAGATGTACTCACGATTACGGAGCATAGCAACATACTCCAGGAAAAAATTAATGAGCTCGTATCGGCTGTGAACCGACAGGATAAGGAAATTAAAGAATTAAAGGAGGCTGCAAAGAATGAAACATGATGAATATATGAAAAAGTATGGTGTTGGTTTTTCTAGCAATGCTTATTTAGATGGAGAAGTGGCAACTGGTGAAATAGAAGAACTTCTTGAAATCCTAAAAGATAAGCATATAAAGTGTCCAGATATAGTTTCCGGGTTGGTTCTGGTGAAAATAACGATAGATACAGATTCTGAAGTTGACCGCATTGAGGAATCTTTGTGGGACCATGACTTCGCGGGAGAAGATTATGAAATGCCGGAGAAAGGAAAAGAATATCTTAAAAAATGTTTTGAAGAATACAATGAAAAATACGCAAACCACGGAAACTATTGTGATGAAGTGAAGGTAGAGGTCCCAGAAGAAATGAAATATGAGTTGGAGGAGCATGATGAAGCCTGAAGAAGCACTGGATGTGCTCAAAAGAATGAGAGTGGCATTGGCCACATCTAGAGTGGATGGAATAAGAGTGCTTGAACCTTTAAATGTCGCCATTGCAGCCACTGAGAAGCAGGTAGCGAAGAAGCCTACAGTGAGTGAAGGTGGAGATGATGGCGAGCATTACGACTATTGTCCTATTTGTGATAAGTCAGCAACTGATAATTATTGCGGTAATTGTGGCCATAAGCTTGATTGGGGGAGTGAAGAGTGAGCTGCGAACATGACTTTAGACACCTAGATACAATTTACAAGACTAAATATATAAGCTACACATATTCGAATACGTACACTAGACTTGATAGATTTTACTGCTCCAGATGCTTAGAAATCAAAGAGGTACTAAAAGAAGAGGATCGAAGAAGTGAACCGGATTGGTTCGACAAGGAGAGATTGTAGATGGTAATAAAGGTTATTAAAGATAAGGAGGAGCTGGAGATTGACATCATGAAGGATATAGCGGTCCAGCTCCGAATGCAAGGTTACAGATTCATGGATCCATTCGACGGGCTGAGATGTCAAAGAAGAATCGACGCCCTTCACCAGGTAAGAAGTTACCTTCCGGTAGATGGAACAGAACAAACACTTGTTAAAGAAAAGAAGCGCTCTGAACAAGCACAGCTCATAGCCAAAGCAATACTGAAAGATGCACTAGCCTGGGTCAAGCTTTTAGACGCTGATGGAAATTAAGGGGGAGAAAAATGGATAACAAGATTGAAGTTCTAAATCGGTTGCTGCATGAAGTAAATCGAAAGCTAAAACTGGCTAATGAAAGTACAGAAAAGCTAAAAGTTGAAAGGGAAATTGATTTCCAAGCGCTTAGAAAACTATACGATTATGAAGACAAGCTTGAAAAAAGAAGAACTGTTCTGCAGGAAATAATTGAAGATGAGAATTTGAAGTCAGGTGTTATCAAAGAAAACACTAATGATGACATTATCGTGGGAGCGGATATGGGTAAAGGCGCTGATACAACGGTATTCGTAAGGGATATTTCACGAGAAACTGCTGAGGAGCTCATTAAGCGCATGGAAAGGAATCATAAGCATGGGAAAGTATAAGCTTCTGCTCAAGTACAAGGATCCGGAAAACAACATCTCCATCATATGCGATAACGCTCAAGAGGCTTTACATTACAAAAGACAATCTATTAAGCAAGGGTATGAGGTGGAGGTGAGAAGGCTGAATGAAGAGGAAAATACCAAGAAGGTATAGATATAAAGCTCAATTCAAGAAGCCTGAACCAGAACTCAACAATGAAGATGAAACAGAAGAATTGAAAGAAACAGAATCTGATCGAATGCTACGGTGGAGCTGGACTGCATTAGGTAAGTTGTGTTTGGAGGTAGTGAATGACTAAAGAGCAACTGTGTGAATATCGAGAACTACAAAAAGAAATCAAAAGATTGCAAGCAAGGATTGAAAAATTGAAAGATAAGAACGAGGGTTACGTTGCTGATGTTGTGAAAGGATCCAGTATAGAGTTTCCTTACACACAACATCCGATACTGATTGAGGGATTCGATGCAGAAAAGAAACAGGCATCAATATCAAGGTTTAAGGAGCTTCTCTCAAAGAGGGTGGAGAAGTCCATGAATAGATCGATAGAGATAGCTGAGTTCATATGCAACATCGAATCAGTAAAAATTAGGACGATATTCGAATATAGATACTATGACCTGATGACGTGGCAGCAAATTGCCTACAAGATTGGGGTTACAGATGAATCTTATCCAAGAAGAATACATGATAAATTCTTTGAGGATAGTCCGAATTAGTCCGAATGATTCATGATAATATGGTATCAAGCGATTTTCCCAGTAGATTACTCCTTTCAATATGACAGAAAGCCCTTGCACAGCGTGTAGGGGCTTTTTGTTACGCATAAGGCGGGTGAGCATATGGCTGACAATGATATTAAAATGATCTGCAAAAACTGTGGCAAAGCAACCACGGGCATCATAAAAGAGATAGAGTACACCATCAGAGAGGGACGCGCTTTGTCTTGCATGCATTGTAAAACCAAGCTCAAGTATCCTTACAATGGAGTGAAAGACTGTATGAGAGAGCGCTGTTACAAGAGGGTTAATGGTTCACTTAAGCAAACAAAACTATAAATTCTCAGATATTGTTTACTCTTTATATATTTGTTATTCTTAAACAAAATGAAAGGGTGGATTCAATATGTATAATATTCCAGATTTTGATGCAATGTTAGAACCATTTAGAGAAAAAATGCGCGAAGTAAGTGCTAGATACCAAAACATAGTAAATGCCTCAATTCAGAGACTCATCAAACAGTTTAGAGATTTTCTAGCTGAGCTAGATAAATATTATTCTTTGGAAGACGTTGAAAAATATATATTTGTTTGTGAGGAAATGAGGAAATTTGGATGGACTGTATCATATAAGAATCCATACATCGATGAATTACATGTGTTAATCAACTCATATTACAATGGATGTATAGAAAGAAATGAATACATTGAAAGAGTTGATAGTACATTATTAAAGTTCATCACGGACTTTGATTTAGTCAAGATTAATGAAGTTGTAGAATTGAATCCAGATCGTAAGATTCTACTTAGTAAAGCCATTGATTTATATAAGCAAAAAAATTATGATGCTAGCATCCCATTGCTATTAATTCAATTGGATGGTCTTAGCCGTGATATTCTTAGATTGAACAGTAGGTTAAGTGTTTTCACAAAGAGAAATTACGAAGAAAATATCCGTTCTGCTGTTCATCGTCAGTTTAATAAAGATTTAACAGATAAAGAAGATATAATTACAAGAATGATTATAGCTAATATAACTGTATTTGATAATTTCAGTGTAAGCATGACTGCAAGTTCAAACGATATTGAATCACTATTTAATGAATGCAAAATCCATTCAAAGTTTAGTAGGCATTCAGTTCTACATGGAATAGATTGTAGTTACGGGAATGAACTAAACGCAGCAAAGAGTTTATCATTTCTAATTTACCTCAAAGAAGCATTGCCAATTTTATTATGGATTCATGAGTACGAAGATGAAAGTTGAGAATAGAAGTGTGTGATTCTGTACATTATGAATTAGGAGGGGGTACCAATGCCAAAGAATGTGAATTATTATCAGAACAAGAAGATCAATGAGCAACTCAAGAAGAATAGAGCAAATGTAGATATTGATGCCATTGAACTCAAAATCAGAGAGATGCTTATTCTCAATGGGTTCAACACATCGGAAATCGCGGCTGTTCTTTTTACTGTCATGCGAAACGTGCTGCTCTATGAAAGGAACCGTGAGTTCTTGGATAAGGTTGGAATCAATCCGAGACAACTCAATACTGAGGTAGTAGTGGAGATCCAGAAGCTATTGATAAAGGAGTACTTAAATGGACTTAATGAAACCGGAACTGCTACGAAAGCTTAATAAGCTCATAGAAGACGACGAAGTTCAGAAGTTCTACACCTGGAAAGAGTACAGGTTCTTGCGATCTAAAGCTAAGATACGAGACAACAATGAATGCCAGATGTGCAAGCGAGAAGGCAAGCACGGACAGTATGGTGCGTGCCACCATAAGGAAGAGGTCAGAGAGAAGCCTGAGCTCGCGCTGACGCTCAGTAACGTAGAGATACTCTGTAAGTACCATCACAATATTGTTCACCCTGAGAAGCTCAATGCAACGCCAGTCTTCATGAACGAAGAATGGTTCTAAATCCCCCCGGGTCGAATCAAACGGCCTTCTATCGGGGGGACCATGCAACGGGAGGGGGGGGACGCAACGGAGATTTTTTAAATTTTATCATGAGGGAGAGGGGTGGTTTTGGTGGATTTGAGACAGGTCAGAGAAGAGTTAAACCTCACTCAAAAGGGTATGGCGGAAACGCTGGGGATTGGCTTGACCACTTGGAAAAACTATGAATCCGCAAAGCGGAAACCGCCGAAAGAAATCGTTGAAAAAGTGGAGTGTCTATTACGTGACTATCAAGAGGCACGTGACCATGAAATGGACACGGCAGTTACTTACTCAGAAGAAGACATAAAGGAGTACCTTCTGAATGCTCTTGATGAAAAAGGAGCATTGAAACCAGTATTCGTTGATCTAGTGAATCGATACATGCAGATGTGGAAAACATCAATTGAGCTCGAACATGACATCAATAAAAATGGAGTCTCTGTGATGGGCGCCACTGGCCCAAAGAAAAATGATAGCGTTGCACTGCTTGTCAATGTGAATAAGCAGATGCTGATCGTTCTGGATAAGCTAGGCTTAAATGCCAATACCATAAAGCCAGAGGATGGAGCAGATGTATAAAAAAGGCTCATGTGCTCATCTTGACGACTGGATTGACATTGTAAAAAATCATAAGCAGCCGGTAAACATTGAACAGGTGCAGCTTATCGCACTTGTGGAAGAAAAGCTGCAGGAAAAAGATGTAATTGTTGATATAGATAAAATCAATGATTGCATCGATTTTATTGAGACTTACAGACCATACAAATTAACCCCGATACAGCGCTTTATCCATGCGTGTGTGTCGGGGCTTTTCTATACCGATGGATCAGTTGTATTCAGAGAGTTTTTCATTTATTCCGGTAGAGGATTCGGGAAAAATTCGCTGATATCAGACATTTCTTTTTACCTATCAAGCAACCGACACGGAATCAAAAGATACAACGTGGATATGGTGGCCAACTCTGAGGAGCAGGCAAAGACATCTTTCATGGATGTGCATGAGACTATAGGAAACCACCGAAAGCTTCAGGCAGCATTTACAAGAACTCTTGAAAAAATAACCTTCCGGAAGCTGAATGCTGTTATCAAGTTCTGGACTTCTAACGCGAAGACAAAGGATGGGTTAAGGCCTGGAGCTATTGTATTCGACGAAATCCATGAATATGAAGACACGAAGATCCTCAATGTTTTCACTTCCGCGTTGGGTAAAGTAGCAAACCCAAGAATCTTTTATATCACCACGGATGGATATCTGAGAGAAGGAGTGCTGGACCATTTCAAAAGAGTGGCCTTGGAGATCCTCAGCGGGAAAGAAAAGAGAAGAAGAATGTTTCCGCTGATTTGTAGAATTGAAAGTATGGAAGAATGGGAAGATCCAGAAATGTGGATCAAGGCGAATCCAAACCTTCCATGGCTTCCAAATCTGCAGCAGGAAATGGAACAGTATTTTATCGATGCGAAAGATAGCCAAACCTCCAAGATTGAGTTTTTGACAAAGAGATTGAACTTTCCACTCCAGGATACAACTGTTGTTGTGGCCACACATCAGCAGCTTATTGATGCTTCAGAACCACTTCCAGATCTCGAAGGGTGGGAATGTATCGGCGCCGTTGACTATGCGGACGTTAGAGACTTTATTGGAGTTGGCCTTTTGTTTAGAAAAGGACCTATAAGATATTGGCTAAGCCATACCTTCATTGTTGAAGAATCCTTGAGACTCACGAACTACAATCAAGATCTTCTTGCGGTGGCGAAAGAGAAGAATCTTTACACAATCATCCCAGGCCAAATAGCCGATGAAAAGTATATCATCGATTGGTTCCTAAGCATGGCCAAGAAATACAGAATCAGAAAAATTGCGGGAGACACATTCCGATTGAAGCTTCTGAAAGAAGGATTTCAAAAAGCTGGACTGCCAATGGAAGAAGTTAGAGCTGGTCCAGCCACTCATAACTTATTAGCCCCTACAATAGACACGCTCTTTGGGAAAGGCCTCATAAAATGGGGAGACAACCCGATGATGAGATGGTACGTCAATAATACAAAAGTTGTTACAGATGGAAAAGGAAACAAGACCTATCACAAGATTGAACCTATAAAGAGAAAAACCGACGGTTTCCATGCACTCATCCACGCTCTTGTGAAAGAAGAGGAATTGCCAGCTGAACCGGTTAAATATCAAAAGAGGTTTAAGACCAGAAACTACTAACGCTGAAAGGGGGTGAACGAGTGGCAAGTATTTTACAAGGAATAAGAGAATGGTTTTTCGGGATCGGCGACAACCCATCATCCCACACGAATAAAAGCTACTTTGAAACGCTTCAAACGAAGGTAGCCTTTAAGGAGTATGCAATTCAAATTTGCATTAACAAAATTGCGAACGCTTTGAGCATGTGCGATTACATTACCTATGACCCGAAGGGAAAGAAAACCGATAAAGTTTTTAAGGGTAATCTCTGGTATCAACTCAATGTATCGCCGAACCCGAATCAATCCTCTTCAGACTTTTGGCAAAAAGTCATCAGTCAAGCAGTTTACGATAAAAACGGGGCGCTGATTATACAAATGGATGGCGGGAAAGGTTTCGTTGTGGCGGATAGCTACGATGTAAAAGAATTCGCTTTTGTACCTAATATTTATAGCAATATAAAAATCGGTAATCTACTTATGGATAAAACGTACAATGAAACTCAAGTATTGAGAATAAAGCTCAATAACTCCAAGGTAAAAGAAATCGTGGATGGAGTTTATGAAGAATACGGTAAGCTCATAGGTGGAGCAATCAAGAATTATAACCGTAACAACTCAAAGAAGTTATGGATCAAGATGGGGACCATGTTTAACCAGCTTAATCAAGTGGTTACAGAAAATGAAGATGGAACGATAACCACGCAAGCAGATCTGATACTTGATGATTTGTTTACGAATAGACTCAAGGGATACTTTGACGAAAGAGACTCAGCAACACCTCTAGAAGAAGGGCTTGAAGTACAGGAATCGCAAGAGAACAAGCAGCAAGGAAAAGAAGTCACCACAAGAGATGTTAAGGATCTCTTTGATGACATTTTAAATTTAGTTGCGGATGCTTTTGGAATTCCGAGAGGTCTTTTAAAAGGTGATGTGGCCGATGTTGAGGCTATGACGGATAACTTCATTGCTTTCTGCGTCAACACTATTGCGAACGCCATCGAAGACGAATTCAACAGAAAGCTTTATACCCAAGAAGAAATAATCAGCGGAAAAAAGCTTGCAGTGAAAACAACTAGAATAAAAGCTCATAATCCAGTGGATGTTGCTTCCAGCGCTGAGGCGTTATATAGAATCGGAGTTGCAAACGTGAACTACATCAGATGGCTGATCAACGAGGAACCTATTGACGAAGACTGGGCGGAAGATTACGCGCTCACGAAAAACTATGAGCGTAACCATGATAAAGGGGAGGTGACTTAATGAAACTATATCAAAAAGAACAGATCATGAAGTCCTTGGAAAACGCAGGCATGAAGATAGACATCAAGCCAAGACTGGAACTGAAGAAGAGTGATAACAAAGCGGAGCTTTACCTGTACGGGGACATCATTGAAGATGATTACGTGTGGGACAAGACCAAACAGTATATTTCCTCCAAAAAGGTGAGGGAGCAGCTGGATAATCTTGACGGCGAAGATCTGCTGATCCACATCAATTCTTTCGGTGGAATGACCTTTGAAGGTGTTGCCATCTTTAATCTATTAATGGATTACCCCGGAAATGTTGATGTCCAGATTGACGGTATCGCCGCTTCAGCCGCGTCAATCGTGGCCATGGCCGGAAAGACTATCAAGGGAAGATCCAACACTATGCTGATGATCCATAAAGGATGGACCTGGACCCGTGGAAATGCAGACGAACTCAGGAAAGTTGCAAGTATGCTTGAGAAAATCGACGCTGCGGCAGATGAGACATACATGAAAAAGTTTAATGGAACGAAAGAAGAGCTGCTTGCTCTTATCGGAAATGAGACTTACTTGACCGCTGAAGAAGCCCTTGAAAAAGGATTTTATGATGAGGTAATCGAAGCCTCTGAAGGCGATCCAAAACCCGAAGCATCTGCAAAGCCGGAAGAACCAGTAAAGCCATTATCCTTGTTTGAACTACACAGAATCAATAAAGAAAAGCAAGAAGCAGCTCGAAAGGCTGCTAATTTATTTGCCAAATTTAAGGAGGAATAAAAATGAACCATCCAGACAATCAGAAATTTATGGAAATCAAGAACAAGATGCAAGCGGCTATCGCCAACGGAGACACTGAAGGGTTTACCGCTTCTATGGACGATTTCGCCAAAGAAATCCAGAACAGCATCATCGAAGATGCAAAGATGGCGAGCAGAGAAAACCTCTCTATGAACGCGCTGTACATGAACAAGGAGTACAATCTGAGACCGCTGACCAGTGAAGAAGAGAAGTTCTACATGGCGGTTGAAGGAAACACCTTTGCCAATACTCCAATGCCCAAGACTGTTTTCGATAGAGTCTTTGAAGACCTCAGAAAAGACCACTCCCTTCTTTCTAGAATTCAGTTCGTAAATGTTACAGGAGTTACAGAATGGTCCATGAGAAATGGGGATGTTCAGGCAGCTCAGTGGGGTAAGCTTTGCGATTCCATCAAGAAGCAGCTGGACATGGCTTTCAAGGTTGAAAACATCACCCTGAATAAGCTTTCCGCTTTCGTCAACATGTGCAAAGCGATGATCAAGCTTGGTCCAGTATGGCTTGACAGATTCGTGAGAGAAATGCTCATGGAATCCGTACAGCTGGGCGCTGAGAACGCAGTCGTTGCAGGTAACGGTCTTGATCAGCCAATCGGTATGATGAAGAATCTTGCCGCTCCAGTAGATCCAGTCACTGGATACGCTGATAAAGCTGCAACCGCAATCACTGATCTAACTCCAGCGACCATCGGAAGAACAATCGTTGCGCCAATGACCAAGAACGGTACCGTGAAGGTTGATGTTGCCGACATCCTCTTTATGGTAAACCCACTTGATTACTGGCAGTCCATCTTCTCCGAACTGGCCTTCAGAACCCCTGAAGGAAACTATGTACTGGATAAGACCTCCATCGGAGCTACTCTTGTACAGTCTGCAGCAGTCCCAGCCGGAAAGATGATCGTCGGAAAAGCGAAGAACTACTTCTTCGGTCTTGGTATGAACACCAAGATTGACGTATCCGATGAATACAGATTCTTGGAGGATGACAGAGTCTACATCGCGAGACTTTACGGTCACGGAAAGCCTGTAGACAATGACTCCTTTGCGATCTTTGACATCACAGGCGTAAACCCTGTGACCCCATAACAAAGGGAGGATATGGAAATGGCAGCTAAAACCACATCTAAATCCTCAGCTAAGCCGGCAGTGGAGCGTCAAGTTGACGCCCCTACTGCTGAAGCTAAGAAGACCCAGGCATATAAAGTCATTGAAACCTTTAAGGATGTAGATGGCCACATTTATACAAAGGGGTCCAATTACCCGGCTGAGGGTAAAAAAGCGAAGAATGAACGAATCCACCAGCTTCTCACAAGCGAGAACAGAATGAATAGGCCGTTCATTGAAGAGGAAACGGAGGGATAAAAATGTCCCTGAAAAATGAACCTATACAGTATCTTCCCATGGCAAAAGATAGAATCAATGTGACCTTTAGCCATAGAGATGAGGATATAAAAAGAATGATTGCGGAAGCCATGGTGAAAATCAGAGCATGGGTAGGCCAAATAGATTTTGATCCAGAATCGGATGTTTCTGACACCGTCGGAATCCTTGCCAATGAAATGCTGCTCGATTACGTGCGCTACAAGTGGAATGGATCTGGCCAGTATTTTATGCAGGAACACCGGCCGGCAATCTTGACACTACAGATGGAGGTGGCCAAGCGTGATAAGAAGAAATAAATATACTCACGACGAACTGAATTCAGGCCAGCTATCCTATGGATGCGACAAGCATACAAGAGATGCCGCCGGAAAACGAACCGGAAGCACTTTTGAAATTGCAGGGATTCTGAACTTTAAGAACATGTCTCTTCGGGAAAGTGATTACAACCTTTACGAGGCGATAGATAAAGTCATCGCTAGGAAAGTGAAGGTTTATTATGTTCCTGGAATAGAGAAAAATCACAAGGTAATACTTGAAGGTGAAAAGTACGACATCACCAGGATTGATCCAGACAATGAGAAAACCTTCCTGTACCTGTACCTGGAGCGGGTGAATGTATGACGAAAGAAAGAATCGCTACGGTAATAAAAAAGCATTATCCGGATATTCCGGTATTTGACTCAGATATCAAGAAAGAAGAAGTGGCGGAAAACCCTTCTTTTTTCATGTTCCGGATGTCGAATAGATACACACGTGGTGAGAGTGGCAGAAGCCTCCTCCAAAGAGTGTATGTATCTTTCGTTACGAAGGAATATAAAGAAATCAACGTGCCTCTTCTTGCGCAGGATTTACAGACCGTGCCACTTTATTTTGTGGATTCCGATGAGGAACTTGGAAAAATCCAAGGAACCGACATCGAAGCCATGATGGTCACGATGGAATTCTCCATGCAGGTAAAGGGGTGCATGATATGAAATACGATGTAACCCCCAAGGGGCAAGATGATCTCATAAAAGCCATGCAAAAGGTTCCAGAAAAGACAGAGGAGTTAATCAACAAGGCTCTTCACTCTTCCGGAGGGAAAGAAGTCTCCATGGCCATCATTGGCTTTATGCCAAAGTCATCAAGAAATAAAAAGCACGCAAAAGAAAGCAACTCCTTAAAACAGGATGACCTTAACCTTGGGTTCAGAATTTATCCGCGCGGAGGAGCTGCACGGAATAAGGGTTCCTTTGGGTACCTAGTATTTCCAAATGATGGAAGAGGAGCAAAGAATCCTGTTGCTCAAGGCTTTTTTGAAAAAGGTCTTGAAAGCAAGATGGATAAACTGACGCAAATCGTTTTAGAAGCCCTGGAAGAGGGCGTTAAATTATAGGAGGGTAAAAAATGGAACTAGATAAAAGTTATGATGTAGTCCGGATTACCAACGGATTTATAAGACTGTACGACGAGGCAACAAAGACCTACGGAACAGCAAAGTCCACTGGATGTTTAGGAAGCTTGTCCACTGAATCAGAAACAAGAACTGTAGTCAAGAGATGTGAGGGGGAAGTTGTAGAGGAGGTAACCATCATCACTGCGCTGCTGGTCACATTTACAGGTCATATGCCAATTGGTGTTCTCAGAGATCTGTACGGATTCTCAAATGAAGGACTCAAGCCTGGCGTGTACGCTATTGGTAGAAAGTCTAAGCCGAAGAAAGGAATTTACACATGGCAGGCGGAAGACTTGTACGATGAACAGAAAAAGTTCATGGCATATCCAAACATGAGAATAACTTCAGGGTACGCATTTTCTCACGAGAATGGCGCTGAAGAAATTGCAGAGGTATCCATCAACTTTAAGGCTATGAGGGATGAGCTTGGAAACTTCTACTATGATGCTTATGAGAAAGAATTAACAGATGAATCCGTGAAGACCGGATGGGCACAGACCTTTGATCAGTCTCTTGTTGAACTCGTGACCCCGTAATGGAGGGAGCTTATGTTATACGAACTAGACCTTAAACCTGATGCAGCTGGAGAAATTAAGACAGTGACGCTTGATACGTCGCTGTCTCTTTATTTTCTGAAAAAGATGCAGCAGGAAAATCTTCTATCTAAAAATTTCATTTCAAATCTTGTGATGACACAAGCGGACCCGACGAAAGCGAACTATGATGATCTCCTTAATTCTCCCTATATCGCTTACAGAAATGCGAATCCAAATGGGATGAAAAAAGAAGAGTTTGAAGCAAACGTTCTTTTCGACATGGACATGTGTTCAGTGGTTTACGCAGACATTATCCAGGGAGAACAAAAAAGAAGTGGCGCTATGGCTAATTCTTTCAGACGGGTCACTCAAAGAAAAAAGTAAAGAGCGGAGGGCAGAGGATCCCGGAATATTGGAAAGAAGTGGAAAGCGTAGAGGATGTTTATTCAATCTACGCTTTTTTATTTAGGATTGATTCCTGGACCGTTTGGCGGCTACCTTTCGCGGAAGTCAGAAGAATCGCCACAAATAAATTAGCGATAGAAGGTTTCCTTAACCAAGAGTAGGGAGGTGTGAAACATGGCAAAGAAAGAAGTACAAGTTGAATATAAGGTCCTGAATACGCAGTTTAATTCCGGGATAAAAGATATCACGGGAAAGCTTTCCACGCTGAACAAGGAATTTAAACTGCAGCAAGAAACCATGAAAAACAGTGCCTCGGAAACTGAAAAGCTTGAAGGGAAACTGGAGAAGTTAAACAAGGAGCTGGACCTTTCCAAGGAAAGAACGAAGCTCACCGCCGATGCTTTAGAGATGGCAAAAAAACAAACCGGCGAGAACTCCAAGGAAACAAAAACCTGGAGTGACCGCCTCATTGATGCGAAGAGAAATGAAGAGTTTCTCAAGAACGCCATCACTGATGTCACAGGGGAACTAAACAGTCAAAAAAGCTCAATAAAAGAGCTCACCAGCGTCGAAAAACTTTCTATAGAAAATTCCCAACGTAGAATTACACAATTAAACGAACTTGAAAAAAATTCTGAAGAGCTCACGGACGCTTCTGACAAGCTTTCCAAGTCTTATGATCTGGAGAATAAGCGAGTCGGAGAGCTTGAATCAAAATCCAGTGCATTGACCAGGGAAAAGGAATACCTGAGAAAGCAAGTGGACCTCACATCAGAATCCATAATGAACCTAGAGAGACAGTTGGAACTTGCAAAAGAAGAGTACGGAAAAAACTCCGAGCAGGTGAAGAAGCTTGAAGATGCTCTTATGGATGCCAAGATAAAGAATCAGGATTTCACAAACTCTCTTCGAGATTCAGAAAACGGGCTGAAGAGGTTTGGTGAAAAACTTGAGAGCGCTGGCAAGGTGATGACGGATACTGGAAAGAAAATGACGCAGTATGTGACACTACCCATTATCGGAGGGGTAGCTGCATCCGTAAAAGCCGCCAGTGATTTTGAAACAGCCTTTACCGGCGTAAAGAAAACCGTGGATGAAGTTGTGGATGCAAATGGAACCGTAACCTACAGTTATGAGAAGCTTGAAAAAGGCATCAGAGATATGGCAAAACAGATGCCATCATCCGCGAATGAAATCGCCGGTGTAGCTGAGGCGGCTGGACAGCTTGGAATAAAGACTGAGGATATCCTTTCCTTTACGGAAACCATGCTGATGCTGGGAGATTCCACGAATCTGAGTAGCCAAGACGCTGCTACATCCCTCGCAAGACTTGCGAACATCACGGGAATGCTTCCAAAGGATTTTAGCAGGTTAGGCGCTACCATTGTAGATTTAGGAAATAACCTGGCGACTACGGAAGCTGAAATTGTCAATATGGCCATGAGGCTTGCCGGTGCAGGTACCCAGGTGGGAATGAGCGAATCCGAAATCTTATCCCTAGCTGGTGCTTTAAGTTCCGTAGGAATAGAAGCTGAAGCGGGAGGATCTGCATTCTCAAAAGTGATGATCAATATGCAGCTGGCAGCTGAAAAAGGCGGAGGGTCTCTAGATCAATTTGCTGAAGTTGCCGGTGTTTCGTCCAAGCAATTCGCGAAAGCATACAAGGAAGATGCTACAGAAGCGCTTATGATGTTCATCGAAGGTCTTGCGTCTTCTGAAGAACGTGGAATATCTGCAATCAAAGTACTGGATGACATGGATATCAAGGAAGTCAGACTCAGAGATTCACTATTGAGAGCAGCAAACGCTTCAGGTGTGTTCAGCGAGGCTCTTTCCATCGGGTCCAAAGCTTGGGAAGAGAACACAGCACTCACGGATGAAGCAAGAAAAAAATACGAAACCTTTGAATCCAAAGTGAAGATACTGAAGAATCAGATTACTGATATCGCCATAGAGTTTGGTGGTCCACTTTTAGACGCGCTGTCTAAGGTGATGGAAGCACTGAAACCTACTTTAGAGAGAATTGCAGACCTTGCGAAGCGGTTTAGCGAGGCAAGTCCAGAAACTCAAAACATGGTGATTAAAGTGATTGCCCTTACGGCTGCTCTTGGGCCAGTTCTTACAGTGGCAGGGAAATTTGTTTCCACAATAGGATCAATAACCAAAGCTATAGCCGTGGCTAAACCAGCCATGGCGGTAATGGCAACAGGTGCATCTGGAGTCGGAACAGCAGCTGGAGCTGCAGCGGGTGCTGGAGGTCTTGCGGGTCTTTCTGCAGGTCTTGGCACTGTGATTGCAGCGGCGGCCCCATACGTTTTAGCAGTCGCTGGTATAGCGGCGGCTGGATACGGAGTTTACAAGATACTAAATCAGGATGTCATTCCAGAAGTGGATCTCTTTGCTGATCACGTAGGGTACACAACAAAAACAGTGACGGATGAATTCGGGAACGTCACAACTGTAGTTGAGGATCTTTCAGTCACAATCTCGGAAGAAACAAAAGAGCAAGTCGGCTCATTCTTCGATATGGCGGACTCTGTGAAGCAGACTTTTCACGATATGTATTTTGATGTTAACAATGAAACGGAAACCGGTCTTTCTGATATGTACACAAAGACTACAGAAATGGCCAACCTGATTATTGAAGCGTCTGAAACTCAGAAAAACGGAGTAGTCGAACAGTATCAAGAGCTCTTTGCGAATACGACCGTTCTTACAGACGAAGAGCAGATGGAAATTATAAAAAGCGTAAATGATGGCCATCAGGACAGAATCAAAGAAACTGAAAAACTAAAAGATAGGCTTGTTGGAATTTACGATGAGATCAGGCGTCAGGGTGGAGAAATCACCATGAATCAACAGCAAGAAATAAACTCCATCATGGAAGAAATGAAAAGATTGTCAGTTGAAACCATGTCCAAAAATGAAGCTGAGCAGAACGTGATACTGAACAGATTGGCAAGTTCAAATGAAAGAATAACGGCCAAGATGGTAGGAGAAACTATAAAAGAACTCAATACCCAAAAGGATGAGTCCATCAGAATTGCCGGTGAACAGAGGGATGAGATGGTCAGGCAAGCAGAGGAGCTTAGAACACTTGAAGGTGGAATCTATGCAGATAAGGCCGATGAAATCATAGAAGAAGCCAATAGGCAATATGATGAAGTGGTAGCCGCGGCTGAAGGGACTAAAAACGATGGAATTAAAAAGCTTGAAAATGCATATGGTGGACTAGTCAAAAAGGTTGATACTGATACAGGTGAAATTCTCGGATTCTGGGGAAGCATCAAAAAATGGTGGGACGGTTGGAACCCAACACCAAAGAACGCCCAAGTCAATACAACTCAAACAACTACATACACAAGCAGAACAACGAGTGGATATAGCGGATCTTCGGGTAGTGGATATGGAGCTACTAGACCAAACTTTAAAGGTGGAATCATCCCTGACTATACTGTTCTCGGAAATCATAGCTTCGCCGAAAAAGGACCTGAAGCAGTCTTACCGCTTACCGGTAGAGAAATGGATCCATACGCTGATGCGGTGGCCAGAAGAATCAACGAATACAATGAAGTCGCATCTAATGCATCCACAAAACCACAAATCATTCTCAACATCACAAACACCCTTACTGGCTCAGCTGATGAGGATAGACTGGTGAGAAAGATTGACCGGTCCCTGAAAAAGAGCAGCGATGAAGCGTCATTCGCGATTGGAGGTGCGTAAATGCTTGAATTAATCATAGACAATAAAAGTTCTACAGATTTTGGATTATGCCTTGCGGAAACGCCCTCTATTCCATCGCCGGAGCGGGACGTGGAAAGAGTTCCAATAAGAGGGAGGCATGGGTCACTGACGAAGAAATACGCGTACAAAGACATTTCCTTCAGCGTATCCCTGAACCTTTTGGAAGACGATGGAATCAAGGACAAGCTCAGGTATATCAGAGCATGGATACTGAATGCGAAGAAACTGCAGCTCAGCGATGACACCGTCTTTTATCGCATTAAAGAGTCCAATATTCCGGATATTGAAAATGAGTTGAATTTACTTGGGAAATTTGAAGCAAATTTCGTAGCTGATCCATTCCAATTCACAGAAAGTAAAATCGTTACACTAAACTCTTCTGGTAAAGTCTTGTACAGTGGAACCATTGAGTCAGAACCGTATATAAAAATATATGGAACCGGGAACGGGACTCTAACCTTCAACAGTGATGTGATTCATTTTCAGGAAATCTCAGAATACATCGAGATTGACTGTGAGAATCAGCAAGCTTTTAAAGGGGTGGACCCAAGGAACGATAAGATGATTGGGGAATACCCGGTGTTGCAGATTGGGATGAACGATATTTCGTGGACTGGAGGAATAACAAAAATTGAGATCGATGTTAGAGAGGTGTATTTGTAGTGCTGATACTTTATAAAAAAAGCGAAAGACAGTTTCTGAGCAATGGCATCGGAAGACTGGACAAACACGCCTTTGAGGACAAGGTAAGGGAAGAACTGAATGGGATCTACAAGCTTGAGTTTACGTATCCAATTCATGCGCCTCACTCCAGGGATGTCAAAAACGATAACATAGTCAGGGCTACTGTTCCGGATGGAGAGCAGCCCTTTTTTATATCCAGAATAGTAAAGAAAGACGGGTACCTGAGAGTAACCGCGTATCACTTATTTTATCGCCTCATATGGCAGCTCATTGAGGATATCAATATTGTAAATCTGAATGGCCAAGCAGCCCTCAACAGGGTGCTTGAAAACACAGAGTTTACTGGTGTGTCTGATATCGCCACAACGAAGAACATCAGAATTGTGCGTTATAATGCTGTAGAAGCGATTTTAAACCATGGGAAGGATAATACTCTAATATCTCGATTCGGAGGTGAACTGAAGCGCGACAAGCTCACGGTGATGCTTATGAATCGAATCGGAAGAACCTACGAAAACAATCCAGTGGAAATCAGGTATGCAAAAAACCTACTATCGTACGAAGCTGATATCAGTGATTCCAATGTGGCCACAAGAGTGATGCCTATCGGGTTTGATGGATTAATTCTTCCGGAAAAGTACGTGGTGAAGCCTGGCGCGGACCCGACGGATTATAAAACCTTGAAGGTGGAGTACTCCTCCATTCGGGCAATCAGCAATCCGGACAACCTCAAAGAAGGAGAATTGCCGCTTGAAGATGCCTATGAGGCACTAAGGCAGGCGGTTCTCTCAGACTTTGAAAGTGGCAGGTTTGACCTAAAAGCCAGTTACCAGGTGAAGTTTCAGGAATTGAGCACTACAGAAGAATATAAGAACAAATCGGTACTCGAAAAGGTGTATCTCGGAGATGAGATCAAAGTAGTCCACACGGATGAGGATCTAGAGATACTTTCAAGGGTAGTGGCTTATGAGTGGTCTCCTATCCGGAAAGAGTATGATGAATTAGAACTTGGAAGTCATATTGATACTTTCAGCGACATCAAGCCCACATTGGAATTGATTGCTGGAAAAGTAGAACAGTACAAAACAGACTGGGAAAGCAATATAGAGCAAATCACGGAGCTTTTGACTACAGCACTTGGTGGCTATGTGCTCAAAAGAACAGGAGAACTTCTGATTATGGATACGGAAGATCCAGCGACCGCAACAAAAGTATGGAGATGGAATCTAAACGGCTTGGGATATAGTAGTGCTGGTATCAATGGACCTTACGAGATTGCCATTACCATGGATGGTAAGATAATGGCTAAATTTGTTTATGCCTTGAATCTATCTTCTATTAGTGCAAATCTTGGAGTTGTTACTGCTGGAAAAATACAAGACTCCACATCAGAAAGTTATTGGGACCTGGATAATGGGGAGATCGTTCTTAATGTTCGATCTCTGAAAATCAATGCGAAAGAAGTTGCAACACAAGATGACATTGATGGGATTAAGTCCTGGACTGTTCAAATCTTCTCCACCAACGGAGGAGTATTTAAAAATGACCAGATCAATACAATGCTCATTGCAAGGGTTTATAGAGGAACCGAAGATATTACAGATACACTAGATGCGAACCGCTTCAGGTGGACCAGGGTATCTGAAGATTCTGCAGCGGATGAGTTGTGGAATACCGCAAATTTTAGCGGAAAGAAAGAAATTTCTGTGACATCTGACGATGTGCATCAACGTGCAACGTTCAATGTCACGATACTTGAGGAGGTATAAAAATGGCAGTAGCAACCGGTCAATTTACAATTATTGATTATAATGATGCACTTTCATTAAGTGCATACATAGCTTCGAACAGACAAAAAACACAGATTTTCAATCCAGATAATGGATCATACAATCCGGATTGGGCATCAAGTAATGTAATCCTTACGCCATCACTTTTCATTCTAGGCAATGCCAATGACATCATCACCAGTTCAGCTGTTCAGTCGATTCAGTGGTATGACGTTTCCAATGGAGTAGAAACACTTATTTCAGCAAATGCCAGTTATGCGATTGGTGCAGCAAAACCAAATGCGCTGACCATTAAATCGAACGTGCTTGCAGGTTTACCTGGTAAGGAATTCATGTGCAAGATTGTGTACAGAGATCCAAGCACAGGACTGGATCTAATCGTCAAGACACCAATATCATTCTCAAGGGTAGTCAGTGGGTCAGGAATCACTGATGCGATTGCATGGGCACCTAATGGAAATGTTTTTAAGAACGATGAAACAACATCGCTAATCGCAGAATGTGATCTTGTAAGAGGCAGTGTCGTGGACTCTACAAATGTTACGTATCAGTGGTATCAGTTTGATACAGCACAAACGACTGATGCAGGTGGAGGAATTAACTGGAGAAAACTCACTAATGTGGCCAATGTGACTACAGGAGTAACTACAAGACAAATGACCGTGTTTCCTGCAGCTGTGCCCACCTATGCAGTATTTAAATGCGTGATTAAAGATACAGATGCATCTTCCAATACTTACAACAGTTCATTCGAGGATAATGTGACTTTTGAAGATAAGTCGGATCCAGTACAGGTGACGATAACATCCACGGGTGGAGATGTTTTTAAGAATGGGGTAGGATCTACGACCCTTACTGCGAAAGTATTTCAAGCTGGTGCAGAAGTAGATGCTGCAGGAACTAAATATACTTACAAATGGTTCAAGCTCAACTCTTCAGGAGTACTGGACTCGAACTTTGGCGGTACAGGGATTAACTTTAAGACAGGTAAGACTCTCTCAGTAGGGGATGCGGATGTAGATGTGAAGGCCACATTTCAGGTAGAAGTAAGTTAGGGGGGATAGAATGCCAGCAGCGATTGCACAGTTTACAATCATGGACTATAACGATATTACGGTTGGTGCAACGGCGCCTGCGAATCCTACCGTAGACCAACTATGGCTGAACACATCTGTATCACCAAATCGATTATCCAGGTGGTCTGGATCTGCATGGGTACTGGCTACACCTACCTCAGCAAGCCAAGTTGGAGCAGAAGCAACAATATATAAGCAAGCTGCTGCTCCAGCACATTCCAATGGCCGTTTATGGCTTCAGACGGGAGTTGTACCAAATGTGTTGTGGAGAAGCACCGGTTCAGCATGGGAAAAGGTCACGCCGACATCTCCCGGAGAGGTTGGAGCATATCCATCCACAGATGGAAGTAATCTTGAAAACAGAATATATTCAGCTGAACAAAAAATAACTCCAGAAGCCATTGTAAATACATTTACCGAAGAGTATTCAAAAGATGATACGAAGGCTATTACAAAAGGAATCGTCACGATGAATCGTGATGGTATTACCGTATCGAAATCAACATCGGAAATCAATTCCCAATTAGCGAATGATGGAGTAACAGTGCGAGATGGAGATGCACCACTGGCAATATTTGGAGAAGCTGGTGCAATAATCCCAAAGGTAGAATCAAACGTGCTGAATTTTTCGGACAAAACTGGCGTCTATTATGTTGGAGGAGCTTATCCATACAAGTCAATCTCTGAGTGCCTGAACACCCTATTTACGCGTAACGATAAAATCCATATTGGTCCGGCAGGTTATCCCAACTCAGCTGATATTTACATAGAGGTTTTCGGTAATATAAACGAAACGGTCAGAATAACCGGACTATCTGGAAGAGGAAGACTGATCATCAGGATAAATGCAGGGGTAACTTTTAACGGAAACTTCGAACTTTATGGAAACACATTGCCTATCTACATCATAGGTGCAGCTGGTGCAGTCATTAAAAATCCAGGCAATGTATCAGGATACATGTTTCAGATCTCCGCCTGTAAGTATGTGCAGATCAACAATCTTAACCTTAATAATAACGGTGGATATTACCTCACAGACGTCACTCACGGATCTACCGTGCACTTTGAAAATTCTGATATTATTGGATGTAATTATATGGCTCAAGCCAATAACGCATCCTCAGTAACCGTTGTAAATTGTAAAGGTAACGTAGTCAGTGGAGTTCTTAGGCTTGTCGAGGGTGCAAAAGGATATATCAGCGGTTCAGCGCCAGCTGGAGGACCCCTTGAGTACTCTACAAATAAATTCGTTTTTACAGATGGCACCGTAGCTAGAGTTAACAGCGCATATTCTCCACCACCAATAGCCTCAAAAGTGTTTGTCCAGGTATTCAACGGAGCTACTTTTGACTCTCTGCATCATGGCACATCTAATGTTAGTACTTATTATGGAGCATCCGCAGCGCAGAACAGATGGGATAGCTCGACAGGATGGTTTGACGGTAGAATTCGTTTCGGATCTGAAATCAATAATTTTTTGAATGGCGGGTCGAATGTTTCTATAAGAATGCGCTTGAGACGAAAAAACAGTTCTCATGGTAGTAGTGGAGCTGTGATGCCTGCTCCGTACAATCATTCAGCGTCATATTCGAGCGGAGCTACAAGAGGTGGATGGACTGGATGGGCTACAGTACCATCAAGCCTGTTTACATCTTCAGGTGCAACACTAACATATTACAACGGGGTACAAGGAATTAACGGTTATGCCATCTGGGATGCCGTAGAGGTTGAAGTAACTGTAACGAAACAAGTGTAGGAGGTAAGTTTATGTTCTACTTTACTCCGGAAGGATGGAAAATCTTTCCAAAGAAAATCAATTATACACAAGAAATAGAAACCTTTGATATGTCTGATGAGGCGTATCAAGGGTTTTCTAATATGCAATCTGAGGATATTATCCTCACAGAAGAGCAGCTTCGAAGGTTTGAAACTATTAAGAATGTGCAATCAATAGGGATTGAAGACATCAAGAAATTTGTCTTCGAGCAGAAAGTTGAAGATCAAAGTTTAGTTGACTTGCAGTCTGAAGTGAAAGCAGAAGAAACGAGACAGAAATTTGCTAGGCTTATCAGGTGGGATGAAATTACAACCGAAGAGATGCTGGATCTGATAGATGATTTCAAAGAGTACGCCATAGGTTCATTTTACGTAGCTGGTGACATCTTTAGTCTAAATAATCAGCTGTATCAAGTTCTTCAGCCGCATACTTCTCAGGAAGACTGGCAGCCAGATCAGACACCGGCTCTTTATAAGGCTATAGCACCACCTTCAGTTATTGCTGAGTGGAAGCAGCCAACCGGGGCGCATGATGCTTACAATAAAAGTGATATGGTGCTTTTCAGTGGCAAAGTATATGAGAGCTTGATTGATGGGAATACCTGGTCACCATCAGCTTATCCGCAAGGATGGAAAGAAATAGTAATATAAGGATCTCTTCGGAGGTCCATTTAATTTAACAAAAGGAGTGAAAAAAGTGGAAGTTATTAAGAAAGCTATCGTGGAACTATTTGGATATTCAAAGGCAGAGTGGGCGACAGGAGGAATCATTGCAGCGATTGGAGGGGTGATTGCGGGGATGTTGGGTGGATATGACACGTTAATGAAAGCACTTCTCTTCGCCATGGCCTCAGATATCGGTACAGGGTTCTATTTATCAAAAATTCTTAAGCAGACAAGCTCATCTAAGGGGATTGCGGGGATCCATAAAAAGATTGGTATCCTCATGATGATTGCCTTTGCTACAATAATTGACGAAGTCCTTGGACAAACTGGAGTACTTAGAAACGGTGCGGTCATTTTTTATCTGGCCATGGAAGGATTATCTCTGGTAGAAAACCTGACAGCCATGGGAGTGCCAGCATTTCAGCCGCTAAAAGAATATCTTGTGCAGCTCAAGGAAGGAAGCAAGAAAGGACCAAGTAAGATTGTTGAAATTGAGAAGAAAGAAGAGGTGAAGTAGCATGAAAGAGTTTATACAGTTCATTCTTTTGAATGCTTGTTATGTGTGGAACAAGAAGAACAACATCAGTATCAAGCCCACACACATCATTATCCACTCTACTGCGACTCCAGGAGTCATGGCTAAGGAGTGGTTCAATCGGTGGAACAAGTCTTCCATTATGGTGGCGGTACATGCTTTTATTGATGATCTGGAGTTCTGGCAGCTGCTTCCATTCAATATGTGGGCGTGGGGAGTCGGTGGTAAAGCTAATGGATACAGCCTGCAGATAGAGATGTGTGAGGACAAGGAGCATTCGGAGGTTTACTTCCGGAAGGTCTTGGCCAACACTATCAAGAAAGTCGCTCAGTGGTGTAAAGAGTTTAATATCCCGATTGATCATGTTATAGGCCATTATGAAGCCAGGATTCTAGGCATAGGATCCAATCACAGTGATCCACGCCATTGGTGGTCGAAGTTTGGCTACACAATGGATATGTTCCGTGATGATGTAAAGAAAGCGATGGACAAGCCTGTAATACCAGCACCTGATAAGCCTATCGATGAGAAGGTATGCTCCGAAAATCTCAATGTGCGGTATGGTCCTGGCACCAACTTTAAGATCTTGGCCACCATGCCACAAGGTACGAAGGTGGAGATTTTCTCGATTTCCGGAAACTGGGCCAAGGTTAGATTTAAAGATATCGAAGGGTATTGCAGCACTGCATATCTCAAGAAGTCTCTTACTGGTTACGTCATGGCCACAGTGCTCAACGTAAGAGCTGGCAGAGGTGTGGGCAATGCAATTCTCGGGAAGCTCAAGAAAGGAGCACCAGTGACCTTGTATGGCCTCCAAGGCGGTTGGTGGGAAACACCTACCGGTTATGTCAGTGCTGACTGGATATCTTTGGATAAGGTTGCAGCACCCGTGGAGGTTAAGTTTCAGGAAGGAATCGTGACAGCCACAGCAGGGTTGAATGTTCGGAAGTCACCTGGAGGGGCGAAGGTTGGAGCGTTGAAGCATGGAACCAAAGTTATAATATACGAGCAGTCTGGATCATGGTACCGTATTGGAAATGATAAATGGATATCGGAAGTATACATAAAGAGTTATTGAAATGATTTAAGCAATTGAAAATATGTAAAAAGCAATAAGTAAATTAGGAGACATTTCTATAAAGAAAGTCTATAATATATTCGATCAATGTTGTAAATGATTTCAAATAAAGGTAGAATCATAATAAATATGTTTTATTATGGAGGTTTGTGGTGTTTGAATTTCGAAAATCGCTTTATGACTATGTGACAGTACCGTTATTGAGAGAGTTTTTATCTGCAAATAAAATAAAATTCAAAAGTTTAACCTTGAAAGCCGATTTAATTGAAGAAATTGAGCTACAAGTATTAAAAGGGAACTTAGATGCAATCGTTGTCAATCAGTGGTTGAATGAGGTTGTCGAGTTGGGGGCAAAGCATGTTTATTTTAGTCAAGTTTCTACTTTAGAAACGCATTTACCTTTAGATAAAAATGAGAAGATTGACTATTATAATACTTTTAATGGATCAAATAAGATTCATGAAGTGTATCGAAAAGTTGAGATTTTAGAAGCTGAGGAAGTATATGTTCTAGGATTAGGTGTTCAGTACTTTTACCGTCCTAGTGAAAATTCAATAGCAAACTATTATTTGCCAATAAAAGTGATTTATTACAGTAATAAAAAACATTTATTTATATCATTTAGACCTAATGATAGAATGTATAAATCTAAATTATTCAGATCAGAAGATAAAGTTACTGAGCCTAAGTTGTTAAAAGAAATAAATGAGTATATCAAAGTAAATTTAAATATTGTTACGTGTCAGGACAATTTTCATAAAGATAAGCTACGGCGTGCTGTTTACAGGATACTAGAAGAAAGCTCGAAGTTGCCTGATAAGATTAAAGAAATAATTGATGAGTATGATAAGAATAATCTTAAATCTTTCATTAGTAATTTTAAAGCAAATTATGAGATTAGCAAGCGATATGACAATCAAATCGAAGAAGATTTGATGAATATATTAGAAAAATATATTTGCTTGAATTGGGAAAAACAAGAAGATTTTACAGAGGGGATAAAATGCTATCCATTTAATATTTCATTAAAAGATAGTGAAAATACTACTTTAATTCAAAAAAGTAGTAAAGAAGAATCTCTTCTTGTGAAAAGTGCATATCATGATAATAAGAAGAGATTGAAACAAGAAAAAATGTGTGATTCAGTTCATATGGCTTATACAATATCAACCACAAGATGTAAGGTTATATATGGAATAGAAAAGTTCAAAGGGTTTATATCTTTCGAGAAGTTTCTAAATAAGGAGGAAATGGATGAAATAGTAAGCAATTTCGTTCAAAAATATTATGAATAGTGCAAAAAGGATTATTGATTATTATACTCATGAGCCTATTACAGAGTTTTATGTAGGTAAAAGTCTTCAGGATAGAGACGGTTCTATTTTATTAGTTACAAACGAAGATGTTGAGCAGTTAATGTCTTTATCTATGCTAGAAGTGCTTGAGCGATATTACTGTTCAGAATGTGCAGAAGAAGTATATCCACATGAAAGTATATATTTTTGTGAATGTTGTGAAACTTATATCTGTAGAGAAGGTATAGAGAAGATAGTAACCTATAAGGTTAAAAAATCTGTAATAAGTAAAAAGGAGTTTGACAATAAAAAATTCGAGAAATCTCTCACAAATCCAGATATTGCTGGAGGTGTCTTGACTGTCCTTAAATTGAATAATAAACCAGGTCAAAATGATGTAGTCGATGCTATTCAAATGATTTTCGAAGGAATTGATGATTTACATATAATCAACGATTCAAATTGTGTAGCACTTGGATATGGTGAACAAATCATAAACATTAAATCAGATGGTAATTTAATAGAAATCAGAGGCAAGAACTCGTATTTATATAGTTTAGCCATCAGAGAGATTGCTTACTTATTCGATTGTGAGTCTACTAAAAAGAAGTTAATGTTGTCATACTTACCTGGTTATGATAGTAGTAAATTAGAAACAGAATTATATGAGTACATTCCCAAATTGGATAGGCTTGTTGAAAAACAAAGATTAGGAATAAGAAATAATTTACATACAGCTATCTATATGTTAAAATGTAACATTGATTTACCTGATAGGACTTTTTTGATTTTCAATGCTCTGCGTGGTCTTGAGTCCATTATAAAGTTGATTGCTGCGAAGTATGAGATAAATTATATCGATAAATTAACTATGTTCAATGTTGATAATGGACATGTAAAACTATCAAAAGAATGTGAGGAGAAACTAGGAAGTTCTGTAAAAACTGGGCTGTATAAAAGGATGTATACGGCATATAGAAAAGAGCGTAATGTATATTTTCATTGGGATAAGTTGCTGACCAATCCCATAGATGGAACGAAAGTAATAAAGGACGATCTTAAAGCGCCTAAAATAATAACAAAAATTTTAGAATTGATTAATGAAGCATGTGAAGTAATGTAGTAACATTAGGATAAAGGAGGTATTTGAAATGAAAAAATTCGAAGTTAGTGTTTTAAATTCGAACTTTTCCGTTTTAGTGACTCTTCTTTCTTATAGTTCTCCATTTGAATTTCTTGGTGATATAGAAAATGAATTATCAAAATACATAAACAATGGAGTTGTATTACTTGATGAGTATGCTCACAATGATGACGTCGAGAAAAGATTCATTAGTTTTTTCTATAGTAGAGGAAGGATTTGTGAAAACACGATAGGTTTTGTGGATGTTGATGATGACGAATCATTATTGGAAAAATCTAATGGGGTATTAATTAAAAATAAAGACTTACTATTGGATATTGGTGTAGAAGTTGAGTTATTCTAATAATGTAAATAATAACTAAATTAATGACTTAATTAATGACTATAAGCCGGTAACCCCGGCTTATTTTTTTGCGCAAAAAACCCCGCACGCAATTGTGCAGGGTTACACCTTATTTTTGCTGTGAATCATGCCTGTGAACAAGCAGCCAGAGAATGTAGTTGTTGAGTGATCTATGTACCTTATTGCCTTCAGCTTGTAACTGCACTTTAAGATTTTCTGGTATCGTAAGTAGTAACTTTGTATTTTCAGTTTTTCCCACAATTTCCTCCTCAATAAAAGTTTACCCCACACGTCGTAGTGCGGGGAAGATAGGGGTCTATCTTTAGAGAATTATAACATATTATTAGTTTAATCTGTAGGATTTTAGTCTGACAATTAATGTAGAATCTTAGAATATGGGCTATAATTTTGAATATTTCAAAGTGATATCATCATTACTTTTATGTAGTTTTATTGTATAATTTAGGCAAAAAGAAAAATGGGGGTTAATTTTGTGAAGAAAAGTTTTAAGACCAAAAAACCGTTGCATAAGAGATGGTGGGTTTGGTTACTTGCTGCGTTTATTGCTATTGGCGCATTTGGTGGTGAAGACGATGTGGATGCGGACAAAGGTACGGAAGGAATCGGAGCAGTAGTTGAACAACCTGCTGATGACGATAATGATAAACCGTCAGAAACTCCAGAGGATATAGAAAAACCAGTAGTAGAAAAGCCATCTGATGAAGGTGAAGAAGATTCGACAGGTACCTCTGGCCCAGAGACACCTACAGAAAATGAAGATTCAGAAGAACCTATTGTTACAGTTCCAGTTAATACAGAACTATCAAAACCACTAAAAGCTCATTATATCGATGTAGGGCAAGCAGATTCGGTTTTTATTGAATTACCAAATGGTCAGACGCTACTCATAGATGCAGGGGATAGTAAGAATGGTAGCCAAGTAGTTAACTATGTCAAATCTCTTGGATATAATCAGTTAGATTATGTAGTAGCGACTCATCCGCATGCAGATCATATTGGTGGAATGACATCAGTAATCAATGGTCTCAAGATTGGTAAATTCTACATGCCTGAGAAAGAGCATACTACCAAGACTTTCGAGAATATGATTGATGCGTTGGCACTAAAGAGTGTAAATGTTTTTAAGGCAAAAAGTGGAACTGATATTATCAACATAGATGGACTTCGGGCTAATATACTTTCACCTGTTTCTAGTTATGGTGATGATTTAAATAACTGGTCAGCAGTTATAAAAGTAGTATACATAAATAATTCATTCCTATTTATGGGTGATGCTGAAACCAAAGTTGAAGGCCAACTTTCGAATATTGATGTTGATGTTCTTAAAGTTGGACATCATGGATCTGATACCTCTTCAGGGCTGAGTTTCTTGAAAAAAGTAACTCCTGAACACGCTATTATTTCTGTAGGAGCCGGAAACAGCTATGGACATCCAAACCAGAGTGTAGTCAGTAATCTGCAGTCCGTAGGAGCAAAGGTCTATAGAACGGATTTACTAGGAACAATCATTGTAAGTTCTGATGGAAATAGTATTAGTATGAATAAGAACCCTGGAGAAGCACTTGCAGCAGCACCAAAACCAAATCCTACACCTACACCTACTCCATCGCCGGCTCCGGCGCCAACACCTGCACCAACTCCAGAACCGAAACCAGAGCCTACTCCTACACCAGCACCAGCGCCTGTTCCGGAACCTATACCAGCACCAGCACCTCAACAACCTGCTATCGGTAGTGTTGTTTATATTACAAATTCTGGTGAGAAGTATCACAGAGATGGTTGTAGTTCGTTGAGTAAGAGTAAAATAGAAATTAGTTTATCTGATGCACAGGGTAGAGGATATGAGCCATGTAAAAGGTGTAATCCATAAATAAGGAGGAATAAATATGTTAATCACTATTGACCGACTTGAAGGTAATTTTGCTATTTGTGAGATGGAGGATGGGAAGTTGTTAAACTTACCAAAGGATTTCTTACCACCTGGAACTAGAGAAGGTTCGAAACTAAGAATCGAACTGGATTTAGACGCTGAAGAGAAAGACAGAGACAGAATCAAATCGAAAATGAACAACCTGTTTAAGGGTTAGTGATGAAAAGCTGCAGATTCTTGCAGCTTTTTTCGTTTAAGTGAATGCTTTTTCACTCTTCTCCGCATAATTAGATTATGGAGGTGAAGAAAATGAAATGTATTTACTGTGAAAAGGAACATGACCTGAATACCCTTGGTGGCTTGGTCTATTTTTCGTGCTGCAACAAGTCCCAAATACTAAAGCAGAGCGTAAGGCCGCGTGTCCTAGAGGCGTTCCAAGAGAATCAAGGTGTGGTCTTAATTGATAGCCCAGAAGAATATCTCTCTTTCATCCTAAGAACAAATGTTCTATAATATTTAAAAAGGGGGAGTACAGATGCAGGAATTAATGAGAGTAGAAGTCATGAGTTATTCAAAACCAGGTGAACCGCCTAGACCTGTAACGTTTCGGTTTAACGCAGGTGAAGTGCAATACAAGGGAAGAGTTCTGAAGGTGTTGGACAAGAAGATAAACAAGTGGAATGGTAACGTTATGTACGAATACCTCTGTGATTGTACTGTAGATGATCACCCGAGTAAAATTAAGATCTCGTACGAGCGGGACACAATGAACTGGTACCTAAGGAACTTATGAAGTAAAGAAGGGAGCTGAATGCTCCCTCTTACTTTTTTTATTAGAACCAAGTACCATCGTTCAATGAGTAATGGTACCAATCACCATTTTTGAATCGAACACAGAGCATATTATCCTTTTTGAATACTTCTTTAAGCTGGTACTCAGGTTTTTCTGAACCAAATGCTGACATTTGATGACTGTGAATTTCTTTAACCCTTTCTTGTGTTTGGATGGATAGTTTTTCAAAGTTTTTTATCATTGTTTTCCTCCAATCAAAATACTTATTATTCTTGATTAATCTGCTATACTAAAGATACTAATATTAGGGGGTAATCACGCAATGAGAAAAATCGCTATACTATTGCTTTTATTGGCACTGACAGGCTGTGCATATCCGCAAGACCAGGCGCCGAAGCCCATGGAACCAAACCCAGTACCGCAAGGTAACTCAGGAATTAAAGTAGAGCAGCCGGAAGAACCGGAACCGGAAGAATCTGAAGAAATCCCTATTTACCTGGAGGATCTACCCATTATTTTATCCATCCGGGAACCTAACTCCATAGGTACGGTATATCTGGATGCGACTTATATAAACAAATCAGAATATCCTATTACCAGGTACTTCATGACGATCCTGTTAAAAGATAAAAATGAAAAGACCTATCTAAGCTCTCATGATACGGTTCTACCTGGAGAAACTTCTCCAAACTTTGATAGCTTCGGACCTCAAACCATGGACATAAATGATGTGGAAAAATTAACCTTGGAAATCACAGCCAAGACCGAGAACAATAAAGAACTATATATCGAGTATGACTACAAGCTCGGATGGGCAGAATGGTATTACGCAGATTAG